GTTAAGCACTGGTATCGCTGGGAGCCGGAGGAACTCGACATCTTGTACGCGCGGTGGGCCACCATGGCTCCTGTCATCGAATGGGCGCCTTACCTCCTGCCGCGCCGCACCGAGCGCACGATCAACCAAACCCGATTGAGGCTGGGCCTGCCGAGCCGAGCCGATATGAGGCGGGGCGTCGAATACTGCCTCGTAAGGCCGCGAACGAAGGCGTCGGAAGAGGTTTGATTCCCCTGTGGACTTCGGCCGGGCAATCACCCGCTTTGTCCGGCCGATCTTTTTAACCCGTTCAGGCGATTCCAATACTGCCGTCTTCCGTGGCAACGTAGCGTCTGCCGGGAAACCGGTACGAGCTGTTCGCCACGCCCGCCTCCTCCCTTGGGCGTGGCTTATTTTTTTCTCACCCCCTTGCAATTAGCCCCATTGGTGCTAATATTCATCTCAGAGGTAGCGCGCCGCGCGGCCCGACATCCCGAAAGGAAGATCGAATGGAAAAGACCTTGGACATCCTCAAGACCGAAGCTGAAATCAGCAAGCTGATGGCCGAGACGATGAAGCTCAATGCCGAAGCGTCAAAGCTGAACCGAGAGCACCGCTGGCTTCCGGTGGTGTATGCCACAGGGCTGATCGCGGCGTCCATCACCTTCGCGAAGCTCTTTCTGAACTGACCAAGGCCCGCCGCAAGGCGGGTTTTCTTCTATGCGATACACCCCTCCTACTCCGGCCGATCTCCAGCGCCTGAAGTCCGAACTTGGCCGCACGGGCGAACAAATGGCTGACCTGTTCGGCGTCGCGGGCGGCCAGCAATGGCGGAAATATACCGGCGGCGCACAACCGCGTGAGATGGCGCCCCAGATGCTGTTCTTCGGCGCGGCCCGCATAGCTCTGTCTGACGAAGAGCTCGAGCGCGTGCTCGCGCGGATGCGAGAGATCGGCGCGGAAATTGACATTGCGCCGGAAGCCGCCGTTGCGACAGAGCCGGGCCACGCCGCGCAAAAATAAGTCGAGCCCTCCGGCAATAGCCTTGCCGTTCACCCTCGCCAAAAAAGTGAGCGTATGAGCACTCTGCCGACGTCGGCAACGCTTTTGCACCGTGGCGCGTGTTGGCCAGTACCGTGTCTACCTCTCGACTGAGGAGCCGCCGCGGGATTGATGCTGCGTTTCCGTAACCCCTTCAGGCGATTGCCTCGGCGGGAAACTTGCACAGTCGGCAGCGTCTGCAAAAACGTTGCTTGCAATTGCTACACTGGTTAAACGTCGACTTTGGCGTCTTTTTCGAGGTGAGCAATGACCGGTACATCGGCGTCTGACGAAGCCCATGAGCACCTGTTAGCACTTTATGCAGCTCTGTCTTCGATCCTTTCTTCTGGCTTAGACGACGTTTCACGTCGCTTGGCCGAAGAAACCATGAAGGAGGCGGCGGATTACTTGGCTCCCATCCAACGGCTAAGGGACGAAAGTCGCACCCCCGGCGTCGTGCGTGCGGACAGGGAGCGCATTCCCTAGCGGGAAATGTTTTGGAGCAACCTTTTTCTGACCTCCCGCACACTGTCGGGAGGTTTTCCCTATTGGAGGGTGCGTGGGTTATGGCTCCTGAGGGACATTAATTTTCCCAGTCGAGAAAATTCGCCAACAAATTCGCGGTCGACCTCGATAAGGAACGATCCGTCAGACTGCTGCTGCCACGCCCTTAACATCCCAAGCCGTTCCAGGCTCAAAAGCGCAGCCCTGACTTCGCCTTCTTCTGCCGGATTTGGCGCATCAAACACCAAGTTCATAGTTGCTCCCCGATTCTTGGAAGACCTCGCATAAAATCGGGTCCCTTATCTGAACTTTACATTACCTCATAGCTTGATGGATTAAGCGGGCCACGCCTCAACCGTTTTTCGGTGTTTTGCCGCACATTCCCCCAGCGCCTTCAGCACGTCCCCCATCACCCATTCCTGCCAGGCATCATAGTCGGCGGTGGCGGGCGCATCCGGGATTCGGCACGGCGCGGCCAGCGCGCTATCGAGCGGCGGCGGCTTGCTTGGCCGCGTCGACGGCGTCGGACAGCTTGCGCACCCGGAAATCGTCAGGGCGGCAATCCACAGGCAGAGGCTTCTTCGCATTTCGGAATTCCTTCACGGCCTGATCGACCTTGGCGGTCAGCGTGGCCTGACTGGCGTTGAACTCTTCGGCTTTGGTGCGGATCGTTTCCCCGGCCTGCCGCAAATCGCCGAGCGCGGCGTCGGCGCTGGCCAAGTCCGCCTGAGCGCTGGCGGTCTTCATCCGGTCTATCTCGGCATCCTTGCGCCAGCCGTTTGCAGTCCAGCCTGCGGCGAAAATGCACATTGCCAGCAAAGCCAGGCCAACCGCGCGCCATGGCAGCGCGCTCACTTCGTCACCGCCTTCTGAACGACGTTGCCCGCGATGTAGGCAGCGACCACGGTCCCGACCGTAGCGCCCCAGATCGCGGCATCGATCGTGCCCACAAGCAGCATTGCGTCCGCGGACGCGATCACCATCAGAGCAGTCAGAAACTTCCGGCTTGCGTATCTCATTGAGCCTCCAGGCATTTGCGGTTGCGCTCCAACTGGCGAGTCCACACGCCGTAGCAGCGCTTGTTACCCGGCGTCGAACAGTCGTACCCCGCGGCGTACTTGTAGAGCAGCAGAGCGTTGCAAGCGCCGACGTAGTCCGCGGCCAGTAGCCGCTTCTGCATCGACGATCCGCGCCAGTTGCTCATCCCGAACTGCCCGACGAAGTCGCAGTAGACGTCGTACTCCCCCTGATAGAGCTTCACGCCCGGGAGCGTGTCCGCCATCCGCTTGCAGTCCTGATGGATGAGATTCCGCGCGAGCTCGCGCGCGCGCGGCGGCGTGATGGTGTCGCCCATGCGAACCGGGCGACCGTCCTCGTAACGAGTCGATCCATGCCCGATGGTCGGCACGTCACCCTTCGTCGGGATGACAGCGCGATCGGTGAAACCTTCGGACGCCTCCCACGTTGCGAGGCCCGCGGCCGACATCGTCAGCGCCGCCACTGCGATCCGTTGCTTAAGCATCGCCCCCCTCCTTCTGGCGCTTGCCGAGCCATGGACGGACCGCCTTCCAGATGAAACTTCCGATCAGCAGCAGCACGTAGAAGGCCGTCAGCCAACTCGCCCAGTCCTGAACGCTGTACCCCATGAACGTCATCACCGTCACCGGCGCCGCCGGCGCAAGCTTCACTGCTTCGTTTGCCATGTCGGCCTCGATCATTAATTTCCCCGGAGAAAATAAAAAAAGCCCGCTCGAGGCGGGCTGCATTTGCTGCGATGGCGGCGGGCTACGCCTGCACGGGCTGATCAGTGGCGAACGAATACCAGACGCTGTCCTTTCGGTAGACTGGCACGCCGGTACCCGCGCCGGCGCCCTCTCCCGCCTTGCGACCGTCGAGAGCAAAGGCGACGTTTCGGTCACCAACGGCGGGCAACTCGTCGACGTTATAGCCGCGCACCTGCACGACATTGTCGAAAATATGGTTGCCCGCCCAGTAGTTCTGCTGGTTGTCGGCGGCCTGTTCAACGTTTCCGACGAAGAAGCTGCCCAGCGTCCCGCCAGTGCTGTCCAGAATCTGGATGCTGTTGGGCGACCTCTGCATGAGGCGCGGCGCGCTGCCCTCGGGTCCGAAGTGCAGTTCGGCCACGTTCTCGATCTTGGCCTTGTCGGCGTTGCTCCCACCGTAGGATTCGATGATTTTCGAGATGCCGCCTGGATGCGAGATGTAAAGATCGCCAATCATGCGCGTCGCGCGCACGTCGCGCATCTCCGCCGATCCGAAGACGTGCTGCCAGTTCAGTTCACCAAGGATCAGGCCCGCGACGAATCGGTTGGCCTCATCGGCGGGGTGCGTGCCGTCGCCGTCCCAGCCCAGCCGGACTAGTTCGGCGAAGTTCTTGCACGCGCTGTATCCATCGAAGTACGCGGCATCGTTGGCGAGCGCCCGGGTGCGGAAGACGGCATTGTTGGCGATCTGCGTCGCGGCGTCGCTGTTGTCCGGCAGGCTGCCGACCACCAGTTTGCTGCACGGCGGCAGGCTGGCGAAGCGCGCGAACATGAGCGGCACGCTCGTCTCAGCGTCTTCCTCCTTGGCCTGCACCACCATGAGCTTCACGTTCAGGTCGCCCATCAGGTATGACGTGATCGCCGTGCTGGCGTAGTTCTGCTGGGCCAGCGTGGAGCCGCCGCGCCCGAACGTGATCGGTTGCAGGCCGTAGGCGCGAAAGAAGCCTCCGCGCAGATACACGACGGTGCCGGTCGCCGTAATGCGCAGTTTCAGCGCCTTGGTCGGATCGGCCGTGAATTGCACCTTGGTCGCGCCAAGCTGGGCGTCCGCGAGGTCGACCGTCTGCGTCAGCAGCAGTGCATCGCCGTTGTCGGCGTCCAGCAGGTCGACCGTCGCCGATCCCATGCCCGGCCCCTTGGCGAAGTAGGCGCGCGCCGTTGCCCAGCCGCGATTGGCGCTGGCGCTGATGGTGATCGTGGCCGCATTGGACAGCCGGTAGTGGTCGCCTCCCGGCAGATAGGTGAAATCGGCGTTGCCACCGGCGCCGTCATAGACGTTCTGATCGACCGGCGCCGCGCCGCTGTCGAACACCGAGCCCGTCGTGACTGGCGGATCGATGCCGGGCACGCTCATGATGGTCTGCTGCACGTAGCCGGCCTGCTGGTGCGACTGGAACAACAGCAGCAGGATCTGCGACCAGACGTGCGGCGAGACCGAATCGCCCCAGCAGCCGATGCCGACAATGGTCTGTGGGTCGCCCGTCACGGTCGGCGATGGATGATAGGCCGATAGTGCGGCGCTCAGGTCGCGCAGGTTGTGCTTGCCCTCCAGCTTGCTCATGTTCGCGCGCAAGTCCGCAGGCATGCCGTCAGCGCCAGGAGGACCCTGTTTTCCGGGGTCGCCCTTGAAGAACGCTGCAAAGGTGGCTTCCATTGGCGCCGCGCTGGCGCTTACGAGCTTCAGTGACAGATTGATTGGCGTCAGGTCAGGCATGGGTCACGCGCTCCACCACATTGATTGTCTCGGTGTTGGACAACACCACCTGTCCCGCAGGGCTTTGCAGCCGAATATCCATCACCAGCAGTTCCAGCGGCCAAACGTTCGACTGCTGGGCGCTGGCCGATAGCAAGACCAGGCCCGTCGCTGCATCGACAAATTCAGCGATCAAATCCTGCACAAGCGCGCCGGTAAGCGCGGTGCGCAGCTGCGAAGCGATGCTCCAGCCGGTGAAGTCCATCACCGAGCCGCTGTTCACAATTTGGCCCGCATAGGCGAAGTCCTGGCCGCGCTTGAAGTCCGTTGTCATCTGGGCACCGCCTGTCGGTTATGCCGGCTTTACCGGCCAGTCGATCGTGCGCGGGAACCCGGGTTGCGACGTCACCGCGCGCAGCGCCTTGCGGTACTGGCTCAGAGCCTTGAGCGCGACTTCGTCTTCGGTCGTCAACTCGCCCAGAACGAAGCCGTCCATCAGCGGCGCGATGAGTTGGTCGGCTTCGTACAAACGCACCGCCTGCTCACGCCGTGCCAGCGCGCTTAACTGTTCCGCCTCCAGAGCTGGGTCCAGCGTCCACGCGCCGTCGATCCATACGTGTGCCGGCGACGGCCGTAGTTCCTCCGTCAGGAACGACGGCAACTGCCCCAGGCCGGAGTACTCGCCGCTCAAGTTGAATACGCTGCCATCGGCTGTACGATAGAGGGGCACGGCACGATAGTCGGCAATCAGCGTCCACTCACCTTCCGGCCAATTCTGCGGCGGGATACCGCTCTCGTTCAGATAGACCGGCACGCGCCGCTCCTCCGCCTGCGGCGGCGCGATCTTGGTGGCATAGCCCGGCACGATGGGATCGTCGGGCTCCAGCGGATTGTCGTCGGCCACACCAACCGTTAAAAATTCACCCGTGAATGGGTGATAGTTGAAGATCTCCATCCTGCGTCCTTCCTCAGTATTTGATAACCGCATACATCGCCACGTTGCGCGGGCGAGTCTCTGCGCCTACCGCAGGACCTGCTGTCACATTGCCGGTCCATGCCGATCGATAGATATTCAGCGTAGATCCGCCGGTGTTAATAATTCCGAGGCCTGGCGCATCGGAATAGAATCCGTTCGTCCCAGAATCTGCATTGTGTTGGTGCTGAACGAGCTGTTGCGCCTGAGCGCTGCCGACCACCCGCCCTGAGTCGACCCCGCGCCCATCATCCAGGACCCGAATGAATTCACCGCGAAGCTCCGGAAGGTTGAACGTTGTAGACCCATCGCCTACACCATAAGTCGTGCCGATAGCCGCAAACAAAGCGGAATATGTGGTGCGCGAAACGGCGCCGCCATTGCATTTAAGGTAGCCGTTGAGTGCATTTAGATGCGCGAGATAAATTACTGCACCTGGTTGGATGTGCCCCAGGTTTGACAGCGTCACGTCCCCCATGTCGAGCCAGGCGGTGTTACCGCCATTGCGCATGCGTAGTCTGCCGACAGCTGTGTCGACCCAGAACTGAAATGGGTAGGTGGTAGATGGCGCGGCAGATCCGGAATTATTCGACGCCAGCGCCTGCTGCCCCGAGTTGATCTTCTGGACCAGCGCCAGCCCCGATAGCGTGCCGGTGGTCGGAATGTCAAGAGTGTCCTGAGACATGAGATCCCCAAAAAGGAAAAGGCCGCATAAGCGGCCCAGAGGGTGATTGCAGCGTTGCTCAGTAGCCCTGAGCTGACCAGTTGATGTTTCGTGCGACCGCCGTGGTGCCGTTCAGTATCTGCACATCGAAGCCCGAGAGGCCGATGTTCGTAATGACGACTCGGTCGCCTGCCTGCGCAGCGAGCAGCGTGACCTGGACGTGCGGCACGTTCTCGCCGTTCGGCCCGGCGTTGAACGGGTTGCCGAATCCGACATGCAATCCGCCAGTCCCGATAGCGACGTTCGTACCGGTGTCCAGGCGATCCGGCATATCCACCGTGAGACTGAATTGATCGACCTGCGGATGAATGGCCGGATCAGTCGTCGACAGTAGTAGGCGCGCGGTGAAGTACTGGCCGTTGTACACGCCCGGCAGGAAGTCCTGCCAGTCACCGAACACGCCGTCTCCCTGCGCGATAGCGATCTGCGGCTTGGCCGTGACCGCCGCGCCCAGCGCCTCGCCGAGCATGTCCTGATCGATCAACACATCCTCTTCGGTCAACACATTGTCCGTGGAGCGCACGCCGTGCACAGACGTCTTGACGATCAACTGACATGGCACAACGCGGCCCACGTTGACCTGGTGGCCCACAGATAAGGTGTAGGCGCCGTCAGTGGCGATCCCGCCGTATTCGAGGATATTTGACTCATCCAGCACGTCGGCATCGCCCAGCACATTGCCCGCGCCGGCCAGGACCAGGCTCCCCGCGTTCACGGCCGCCCCGCCCGTCAGCACACCAGGCCATGTGGGCGCCTCGTCGCGCGTCACAAGGACGTTGCGCACCAGCGCGGCACCTGCGATGACGATGGACACCGCGGCGGAATAGACGGGCGTACCGCTGGGCGGCACGTAGCGCGTGGCCACCCAGTACGTCCCATCACCAACAGCAACGATGTCCTCCAACGGCGTCGTGCCGACCACCACCGCGCTCTGCCACGTTGGGCCAATCCGCACCTCATAACCGGGCAAGCGCAGATCCGACACCGGCGACCACGTCAGATGCGTCAGCTGATCGCGGTAAACCGTGACAAGGTTCGTCGGCGCCGGCAGTGGCGCGATCAGGCCCTGAACGATGTAGCGATCGCCCTGGCCCTTGGCGCTACGCAACTGCACGAGGGAGATCGGCGTTACAAAGACGTCAAGGATGTCGTTCGTATAGGCTTCGACCTCCAGGCTGTTGTTCGTCGCGTTGTACGTTGTCGGCGCGCCGCCATTAATCGACACCGCGACAGTGGCCGTGGTGGCCGCGCCGGTCACCCATGCGATCGTGACGCGGCTGCGCCCTGTCACGCCATCGAGCAGCCTTTCATTGAAGGTGATCGATCTAACGTCGCCGTTGAGCTGGCTGTACGTGCGTGGCGGGACATAGTCATATCCGCCCGACGCGCGCTGGTAATACGCCGGCTCTTCGTCCGTGGCGATGATCTGAACTTCAGCGCCGCCGGCCTGCGGAATCACTGCCGTGATTTTCACGGCCTTTCCCGGCGTGGCCATCGGATCAAAGACGAACGCCCAGTCATAGGGAATCCGGTCCGGATTCTCCGACGGAACAGGGAACTCAGCAGGGATCGGCGACGTCAGGGTCAACGTGTCGGCGTTGCCCTCACCGCTCTGCACGCCAAACACCTGGTAGCGGCCGTCAGGAAAGCGGATCCCCACGAAACCCGGCGCCGCGGTCAGCGGCACCTGCCGGTCGAGCTGCAGCGTCGCCCGGTCGCCTCCCACCAGACGCCCCGCAAAACTCCATGCGGTCATGTCATGAGAGAGCAGCACCACATCACCGCGCTGCGCCACGAACCCTTCGAGATCCGACACCCACGTGATCTTGCGCCGCCGGTAGTACTGCGCGGCCGCCATCAGATTCGCCTTGCGGCCCGCCAGGGCGACGTTCGTGCACCCGATGAAGTTCAGCGACACGGGATTCGATGGCGCAGTGACGTTCGGCGGTTTCGCGCGCACCTGATCGGTTTGCCAGTTCTTGTCCGGGTTGACGAAATTGATGATGATCTCGTCGGCCAGGTTCTGGGTGTTGTACTCGATCTGGAAGCTGTCGCGCTTGATGTTGAATGGCCCGAATTGCATCACTGGCGCCTGGTCAGCAGCGTCCCAAACCACGCCCAGCTTGCCAGTCATCCACGTTGGCGAGCCGTCGCCGCACAGCGCGATCTGTTCGGCCATCGTCGCGATACTGGTCGCCGCCGCCTGAACAAAGTTGCAGGACAGGCCATGCCAATCGCAGTGCAGCCCGAATTCCTTGATGCCCTCGATGTCGATGCGGCTATCTGGCAGCCCAGCACCAAAAACGCGCCGGCCATTCACGAACTTGCCGCGCGCCCACCAGAGATACCACCACGCCGGGTTGCTCGTTGGTTTGGTCTCCCACGCCGCACCGGTCCAGACAGGGCATGATGCTTGCACCAGCGCACTGAAGTCACTGATGGTCCCATTGAGTTGCGAGGTCGCCTTGATCCTGAGCCCCACCCGCGTCTGGCCGGTGTAGTCCGTGGTGTCGAGTTGATAGCTGCGAAGCTGCGCCCAGCTGAAAGCGTTTTGCTCACGGGAATCCGTGACATCGGGCGTCAGTTTCCTTACGCGCACTTCATATTGCCCTGCCGGCACATCAAGCCAATAGTTGGCGCGCCGCGGCGTCTGCGAAGAATTGGCGATCGTGAGCGTGCCTCGGCCTGTGAAGTCCTGCCACGCTGTCTGGCCCACCTCGCGATACTGCAGGTCGAACTGTACCGATCGTGGGTCCAGTCCGCCCTTGTCGTTCGCGTAGAACAGCACCGCAACGAAATCGACCCAGATGCGCGTTGTGTTCGGCGACGTCGTGCGCTGGACCCATCCAGCGTTGGAACTCACGTCCTGCACCGACATGCTGTCGACGTTTGCCGACACCAGGGAGAGCTTTCCGTCCGGCCCGCTGACCTCGATCGTGACGTCGCTATAGTTGGAGATCGGCGTGTCACCGATCCGGAAATCAGACAGCGTCAGATCGCCAAGTCCGAAGTTGAACGTCTGGTAGAGGTACTGGTCCTGATCGAAGAACTCGGTGTAGGAGTTGGCTCCAACATCCGGCACGACGCGGTTGTACCCGATGCAGACCGGCAATGGTTCGTAGAGCCGCGCGGTGTTCTGTCCGCCGTTTAATGCATAGGTGGGCGTCTCGCTGTTTGCCTGATAGGCCGACGAAGCGAGTGTGGCCTTCGGCGGTGGTAGCAGCGCGTTCACAAGCAATGATCCGCCGATCATCACCGCCGCCTGGACCAAGGCGGAAGCGGTGGCGGCTGTCGTGCCCAAGGACGTCGCCAGCGTCGCCCCGTAGAACTGCCCCGTATAGACGGCTGCCACCACGATTGCGATCATGGCGACGGTGCGAAGCACCTTTCCAACGCCGCCACCGCCACCGCCTTCCACCGCCGTGCGCAGGACAATGCGGTCTCCGGGATACGGCATCAGCATGTGCCAGTTCTCCGAAGGCACCGGGATGTCATTGCACCAGAGCGAGACTGCGCCGCGCGGAAGTGAGACACCCTGCCGCTTCAAATACTCGCCCAGCGTCTCGTCCTTCAGAAACTCCGCGAGGTGGACATGTCGACCGTCCGTAGTCAGGGGGTGCGGAAGGTGCACCAGCGCAGGCGCGCGATGTTCGTTCACTTCCATTTATAGAATCCGTCCAGAAGAAGGCCCGTTCCCGGCAACTCCCGTATCCGGTGCCTTACGACCTGCCCTGCTTCGCGCGAGTTGTGGAGCACCCACGCGACGCCCCTGACTTCGTAGTAGACGCCGACGTGACCGAGCCGCCCGCGCGCGATCATCACCACTGCATCGCCATCGGCCGGCCTGTCAGTGCGCTCTCCAATCTCGGCGCAGCACTGCGTGACGAGCCGTGAATCTGCGAAGGGACCAGTGCCGCGGGCGGTGGGAATGGCGATGTGCCGGCCGAAGACTTCGGCTAAAACCAGGCGCGCCAGTTCTCCGCAATCGAATTCTCCCGGCACGTACGGCCGGAACATGTAGGCATCACTCCAATGCGCCATCAGAAGAGTCCTGGAGCGGTGTCTGGTCGATACTGGATGCCGACAGCCTGCTGATTCAGCATGTCGTAATACCCAAGCCTCGCGGTGACCTTTGAAGAGTTGACCCGAATGCCGAGCAGATCCATGGTTGCCGTCCACTCGATGTGGTCGGGATCACTGCGCAGTATCTCGGAGAATGTCGCCGTCGCGCCCAGCCCACCCTGGCTGATCTCCAGCCATTGCACCAGGTCGCGTCCGACGTTGTCGATCTCCAGCTGTCCCTGTGGTTGCTGACCTTGCTGGTCATCCGGCACCGTTGCGCTGAACGCGAGGGCCTGATACAGGTTCCCGCCGCTCGTGACGTCCTGTGTGTCACACACGACGCGGATCGGCGCCGCGAGATCGGGATGATCGATCTGCAACAGCAAGAGCGGCGATTCGGGTGCTGAGAGCGCTCCAATGGTCTCGCGGTAGCGCGGTGAATAATTGCGTGCCATCAGCCGTATGTCTCCAGCGTGAATTTCACCGTCCAGATCTGCCGGCGGGCGACGGCCGCGTATTCGACACGGCCGCCGACGATCCGCGCGAGCTTTGTGGTTCCCGTAAGTGGATCATTCCAGTTGAACCACAACGTCCCGCCTGCAAGGTCGTCCCGTACCCAGTTCTCGAAATCATTGCGCACGGTCAGGCTTGCGACGACGAACTGCATCGTGCGAGACACGATTGCGCGGGTGTTCCGGGGGCGCTGCTTGTCCGGACCTGACTCCATTTCAGTCACCAGCACACCGTAGTCGGGTGTTTGCTGGAACGCCGCAGCGGTTGGTAGCGGCATGTAGCTCGGAAATGTAGGTGTCGTCATTGTCTCGGCAGGTTCTGAATCGCGGACCTGATTGGCCCGCCATTCTGCAGATCGTCGATCACCACCGTAACAATGGTGCCGTTGACATCAAAACGCGGTGTGGCGCTCTTGGCCTGCATTTGCTGCGAACCTTGATTGACAAGCTCAATCTTCAGGCTGCCAGGACCGCCCGAGCTATCGCCCGCGCCTCCGGCCGGTTCAGAAGCGCTCCCTCTCAGCAGCCGCGTTGCGGGCGAAGTGCCCACATATCCGCCATCGGCATAGCCCTTCACCACGTCCCGTCCCGTCAGCGCATCGAGTAGTTGACGAACGCCCGGCCGAGCAGTGGTCTCAGCGTCGATGACATACTCGCCACGATGAACGATGCCCGCAGGCTGGAACTTGCCGCCGTCGCCGGTGTAACCACCATCCGAATAGAAGATTCCCGTCGTCGTTGGACCGCCGAAGGAACCAGCAACCGGGCTGGCACCGTTGAATGAGGTGGCGGCCGCACCCCCGCCCAAAAAACCACCAAGGAGCGACGCACCCGCCTGAAAGAGGCCCGAGAGCGACGAGCGCAGCTGGATCCGCGCGATGTCGGCAATGACCGATTGCGCGAACGAACTGAAGCTCAGCTTCCCCGTTGTCACGAACATGACTACGGCGTCCTCCAGACCCTTGAAGGTATTGCCAAATGCCTGGCTGACCTGGCCAGCGATGTCCTTCGCGCCATCCGCATAGTTCTGCAGCGCGCGCGTCGCGCCGTTGGTCCAGTCGCCCTGCGCCGCGAATAGTCGCTGCTGATCGTCCCGCGCGCGCTCCATGGCATCAGCCATCGCCTGATTGATGGACTCGATCTGCCGACGGTAGTCGTCGGTTTCGAGTGCGTTGGCGCCGCCTGCCTGCCGCACGCGCTCCGTGAACTGGTCTCGGAATCGGCGAAACTGGTCTTCGATCTGGTTCAGCGTGTCGGCGAGCTGCTTGGCATTGTCCCCGAGACCCAACGCATTGATCTGACGCTGCGCCTGCACGGCGCGCGTACCGTTGTAGTTCGAGATCTGCAATGCGGTCTGAGCCACAGCGC